GGTAGATACCCTGTGCCCTAGGCTCAACGTCAGACATAAAGATGCACTGAGAATTTCCGCCAGTAAGGTGCTCCAAGTGAGCCACCAATCGACCATCGCCAGCACAAGGCTCAATATAATCGAACTTCCCATAAGGAAGGTGGTCGATCAGTGGCTCCACGGCTTCGATAGGCGTAGGGTAGTAATCCCTCGGAACCCTATCGAAGTTACTCCTTTTGCCCATGATCTAACTCCAGAGGATCAATGTTTGTAGTGAAGTATTTTACAATCTCGTAGGCTTCATCAAGAGTGTCATACCAGAGGTTAACCTGTCCCATCTTACCGTTCTCGGAGACCTTAGCCACGATCATCCAATTCCAATCATCAGGGATACCCATCTCTTCAAGCTCTTCCTCTGGGAAGTCTTCTCTACTAAATGGACCCTCTACAACACCCCAGATCATCGTCTTTGAGGTATTTTGTTCGTCTTCTTCGGTGTAACCAGCAAACCACTCAGAGATACGCAGGAAAAAGAAAGCCATCCACATTCGCATATTATTCACCTTTACTCATTAGTGTTAGGTAATGGTCCATGCTTATGATAGCAAGCCACTCTTTACGATCACCACGACAAAACACAACAGGTTCATATTTCTTTTCCTGTTTAGCTTGGTCATACCAATCATAGATTGTCGTTAAAGTCTTACGGCGTTTGACTTCAATAGACACGGGGAGTAACCCCCGTGCCTTAGGAGAGAGTTGTATGTCTTCACCATTCTGGCCCATAGCAGTAGAACGGACATCATCAGGTTCTAGGGTAGGGAAGGTCTTAAGGATAGCATCCCTTACCTCTTGCTGACCTAGCCTGCCTTTTGCTTTCGAGCCTCTGGCGGTTCCCATATTTCACCCTCTTTGCGTCTAAGCCATAAGAGCCTAGCATTCTCTACTACACGTTCAATGTCGCCACCATAAGCCTTCATAACAGAATCCCATAAGTCTTGCTCATCCTTGGCACCTCCTAGTATCTTGTCTGCATTAGCAGGTCCAACACGATAGAGACCAACAATGTTATCAGAATTATCTCCGGTTAGGATTTGCTTATAGAAGAACTTCAGTCCATTAAAATCGTCAACAGTATACCACTCATCACGACCAAAATTATAATGGCGACAAGGAAGTTGCAGCATGTCTTTGTCAATGGAAGCGACAATAGTGGAAGGTCCATATCGTGTCGCCTCAATAGCAATCAGATCATCTGCTTCTTCCCCATCACTAACAATGGCACCCCACTTCTCAATCAAGTGTTCCCTAACGTCAGCAAGGTGTATCGGTTTGACACTGTCTTTACGATTACCTTTGTATTCGTAAGACTTGGCAATATCAAACCGAAAGTTACCTTTACCTGTCAGATAAACTTGGTATTCATGTGGGGCTGCGACAAACAAGGTTCGTTGTAAGATCGTGTTGATTAACTCGTCTACCTTGTCTACCGCAGCTTTCAGGCATTTATCCTGTGCATGGAATGCTGACCTGTATGCAACGATGTCTCCATCAATTAACACTTTAGTCATTGTAGTGCCTTTCCCTGTTACAATTAGCACTGGCCTACTTAAATGTACCTTAACTTGTGTATACCTTACCGTAGGCCAGTAACTATTTCACAGTGTCTCACCCCAGACCATGCTACCATCGTCTTTTGAGAAGCCAACATCCTCAACATAGGTGAACCCGGCACCAAGAAGGAAACTCTTAACTGCATTAGCGATGTCTTGAAGGGTCTCCACATTATCCCGAGAGATACGAACACTCCCCTCAAGACCATCCCACTCTTTGTCGTAGTGGGCTTCAATATTAATAAGCATCAAGCAGCTTCCTCTTTATTAAACAGACCACGGTAGGGGTTATCACCACCGCCAGAGTTGCCTTCATAAGTCACATGGTCAGTAACAGCGATACCCATTACCCGAACACCCGCCCCATTTGCATAAGTCTGGAACTGGACGATAGCCTTAGAGCCGTTACCGATTAGACCATCTTCTTCAAGGTTCCAATCACGCTTATTATCAATCCCATTGGTAAGGTTCAGGATCGTGATAGGACCACCAAAGTTTACGACTTGCTTACCACCTTTACCATCGAACTCTTTGATGTCGTCAACAACCTGACGTTTCAGTTTCATAAACTTACCGATACCATACTGCGAATTACCCTCAAGGATACGCTGGGAGTTCATTGGCGAAGGGTCAAGACCATCATTCAACAACTTGTCGATCTGTGGCTCATCAGTGAAGTAAGCATTGACTACATATTGACCGCCCTTCTTGTGGATGGCTTGTGCTGCACGGGGGCCTTCTGGGTTCCCCATATCAGCGTTTTCTGGGAAAACTCGTGCCCATTCAAGCACCATTTCCATGTTGTAAGTAGGCATTATCATCTCCTTTTGCCTAGTAGGTATATACTATATAGCACCTTATTTCGTGTTTTGTCAGTTCACGAAATGTTACAGTCGCTAGTGAATTGCTGCATATGTGTTACCAAATTGAACATCAGCTCCTAGTGGGACATTTAAGGACAGCTTAGTGTTCAACTTTTCGACTGCACCCTTCATGATACCCTCAGTCTCGTTCTCATCACCTAGTTTGGTAATTACAATCACCTCGTCGTGGAACTGTCCTATAGTCTGTAAGCCATTTTGACGACATATAGCTACCCAACTATCAAAACAGAATACACCAGTGCCTTGGTTTAAGGTAGAGAAGCGGTCTTTATCGGAACGCAACTGATACCAAAACTTACTGACGGGGTTCTGTAACCACATAGTACCAAACAACTCACGAACACGAAGACTTCCTGCAACATTCTGGATAGCCCAATTACGTTCCCAAAAGGCAGTTAGGAGTTTCTTTGCGTCCTTTTGGGACATACCCGCCTCACGGGCTAATTTAGGTGCTCCTACACCGTATGTGGCGCTGTAGTTCACTACCTTATAAGCCTTACGCACCGCCTTAAGGTCAGGACGTTTACCAGCGTTGTAGTCGTCAATATCCTCTTGGGTAACGTCACCAGCAAACTTAGCTAAGTCTAAGTGGGGGTCGAAGCCTTCACGAGACATCTCAAGAACATAGTCAGGGTCAAGTGGTTTCATATAGTGTCGCTTAGTGGTATCCTCCAGAGAGGTCATATCAGCCCCACAGAGGGTATACCCTTCGGGGCAGGTAAGCACCCCACGGATAACATCACCATAAGGCTTATCGACAGATGGTAGGTTCACCAGAGGCTTTGCATGGCGGAAGCGGAGGGTGTTAGTGAACCCTGCTACCTCTGCCTTCAAATACCCATCATCTGAGACATTTTCGAGAAAAGACTTGAGAATGCCAGCACGGTGAGTAAGCACAGTAAGGCCATCCAAGATGCCAACAGCGGGGTCCACATCAGAGAGGTCCAGAACACTTTCACAGAGTTCACCATCTTTACGAACTTGTTCGATCTTTCGTTCATCTCCTGTCACCTTGTCACGAAGGAACTTCCAAGTCCTAGGATTCCAGCCGAGGCTGTAGAGCCAATCCTTTACTTGGTCATTCGAGTTGGGGTTTGCTAGTTCATCACCCACCACCACAGTCATTTGTTCTGCGGAGATTGGCATCTTATTCTCTGCACAAAGTGCGGTCCATCGTTCACCATGACTACTCAAATTTCCGTCTTTCTTGTACATCACCTTCGGCTTAGTCCGAATAGCCGTTAGAATACGCCGTGGCATGGCATCTGCTAGTTGCTCTTCCTTCTCCTGCTTCAGTGCCATAATCTCGTCGTAGGCGGCTTGAGTGCGTTCTACGTCCAATTTCCACCGTAGGGCCTCTTGCTCACGAGCACAGTCCATCTTGAACGACAAATATTGGATGAAGCGGTCCATCTCACCTTCGTCTTGATAGAGTTTGTTCAGCTTGTGCCAGATGTCTCGCCAGAGCCGAGAGTTGATCTTAACGTCCTCAGAGCAGCGGTGAGCATACTCTTCATACGTCAGGGTGTTCCAGTCCTTGATAACAGGCTTAGGCACCCCATAGTCTTCTCCGTAAGATTCCAGTCCATGCTTAGGACGGTCGAAGTTAAGATACCATGACAGTGCAAGGGTATCCACCAGTTTAGCATTTACCTTGATGCCCAAAATCTTTTCCACCGCAGGGATGTCAAAGCGGATGATATTATGCCCTATCAGGTAGTGGTGAGTTGCGAAGAACTCACGCATCTCGTCATAATCACCCGTGGAGATAATATCTTTACCATCACAAGAATAGGACAAGACATGGATTTTGGTCATCTCATCTAAAAGACCATCCGTCTCAATGTCAAATACCCACATTATAGCACCTCTCTCAAAGTAAACGTCTCAGTATTAAACCGCATCTTACCAGCTTGGCCTACCTCACCAGTCGGACGGTTCTTCTCGACGTGTAGGTGTGTCGTATTACGTTCCTGAATGTCTGTCGAGTCTTTATCACGTTGTAGGTTCACAATAACCGATGCACGTTGACCGATCATACGACAATACTTGAAGTCGCCATTGTCGTTAGTATGACCGATACTTACGATACCTACGTTAAGCTCCGCTGCCAGCTTAGATAGACGAACAGACAAGTCTGCAAGCATTTGTTCCTTACTCTCATCAGACGACCCAGAGATCACATCTTGGATAGGTTCGAAAAAGACATAACGAACACCACAAGCCTGACTAAAGTAACGGATTTGGTCGCACAGTTCATCAGAGCCTTCACCATCTTGTAGGTAGAACTGGTAAAACAGTTCGTCTTTAGTTAGTGACTTGATAGCTTCAATTACATCAGATTCCCTTTGCTTTTCTTCGATCAAGTCCCTACGTGTCAGGTTATCGTTCAACTCATACGACACCAAACCCAACAGGGATCGTAGCTTAGTCTCCTCAAGGTGCCATGCAGCAATCGGGATACCTTTCTTCAGCAAAGTAAACTCCAGATACCGCATCAACTCCGTCTTACCAATACCCGTAGGTGCCTTAAAGACAGTGAAGTGCCCTTGCATAAGACCAAGAATTTTGTCGTCAAGGTCTTGGATGCCAGTGGGCACATAGAGGTGGTTAGGCGTATCCTGATAGAGTTTCAGAAATTGATCAGAGGTGTTAAGGATGTTCTCTGGTGTATACTTCTTGGCATTGAACCAAGCACCTTTGAACTCTTGAACAGAACCTGCCTTCAGGAACTCGTTTGCATCCTTGTATTTGCTATGATCCACCCGATAGACTTTATTCGGGAAGAGTTTAGCAATCTTAGCTGCAATCTCGTTACCAGCCTCATCATTGTCGATAGATAGGATAATCTGTTCAAAAGAGTTTACCCAATCAAAACACTTGTCCCAGAGCTTCTTAGAAGGCGTAGCAGAGGGCAACGACACAACAGGGTTGATGTAGCTGCTCTTCATCATCTGTGCCACTGAGAGGGCATCCAGTTCGCCCTCCGTGATGGTCAGCTTCTTGGCACTGCCCGCAGTGAACATATTCATACCGAACAGTTCATCACCTTTGAAGTTAGCCTTAG